TCCTGAACAGTTTGTTTTTTGCCAATCACGACAGCCGTGCGAGAAATGCTTAACCGTTTATTTTCAAAGTCAACATCTGACCACATGAGACCGATAGCTTCTCCGGTTCTCAAGCCAGAAAAAGCGAGTAAGTGGAAAAAGGTATAGTCTACAGGCTTAAAATTTGCTTTGGAAACTTTAAGAAAATCCGTTAGTTCCTGCTTTGTATAGTAGTTCTCTTTGCCCTTTAATGGTTTATTTTTAGGCTTGATAATCTTGTCTAAGGGATTTGACTTAATGATGTCAAGAGAAGTGGCATACTTGAAAATACGGCTGATAACAGAGTAGTAATTGGAATAGAGGACATAGCGATTGCTTAACTTTATAGCAACTTTCTGACAATAAGCGACACTGATCTGCTTAATCTTCATATCTGTGAAATATGAGTCAATCATAACATCAAGTTTCTTCTTAGTGTTCTGATAAGTTGTTGGTTTTACAGTGCTCTTGTAGCTTTCAAGCCATAGCTCAGCAACTTCAGCGAATGTAGGGTTCTGGGAATCTTTATTGTTTGAAAAACCATTTTCTTCAACATCTAAGAGAAGATCACGTTCGACTGCCTTGGCCTCTTTGATGGTTTTAAAACCACGGCGTGTTGTGCGTTTTTCTTTTCCAGTTGCAGGGTCTATGCCCAGGTATGTTTGAAAGAGGTATCTAGTCTCTCCTTTTTTTGTAATGTATTTTTTTATCATAAAATGTCCTTTCTTTTCGATTGCTTGCCCGCATAGTTGAAAAGGTGTAGAACTTATGATAAACTATAAGTGTATTTTTTTATCATCTTTTCCATTGCTTGTCGCATGGAAGGTTGAAACCTCACACTCAAAGATGGCCGTCGGAGAGTGTGGGGATTTTTTTATTTCTTGTTAATTATTCCTCAAGCAATCTTATAAAATCATTTTCTGTCATGATTTCAATATCTTGACCTTTTTCTAACAATGTTTGTGCTTTTTTCATTTTACTACTTAACCCATCTGTGCCGACTACTCTCCAATCTTGTTCTCCTACAACTAAGATATTAGTGTGTTTGGTAACCCCTTTTTCAGGAATGCCACCAACTAACGCAGCAGCTTTGTTAGCTTCTTTTCTAGTCATTCGCTCTAGTTTCCCAGTAAAGCAAAAGTATAAACCGTAAAAGTAATGATCTGGATCCATTGCAGCTTTTTCTTCTTCTGTTGGCTGATAGATAAGGTTTTCCTTGTATTGATAACTTTTTTTCCTTTTAAATCCATACTGACCAAGCAAGCCAGTTTTATTGTATCTAAATTCTTTTAAAAAATCGTTGAGGTCGGAAAATGAATTAGTAGATAGTAGATATTCTAAAATCAATCCGCTTGCTCGTGCATCTGATAAAGCGTTGTGGTGGTCTAGCTCAATATTCAAATTTTTAGCCAGTCTTTTTAGTTTGTAATTCAATTGTCCAGGGAGAGCGACCTTGGCTAATCGATATGAACAAATGTATTCTATGTTATCAAAATCCAGTTCGTATTTTTGGTATACATCCTTAAGAGCTCCCATATCGAACTGTGCAAAGTGGGCTACAACTATATCAGAACCAATAAAATCAACAATGGACTTCCTTACTTCTGGGAATGTAGGTGAATCACGAACATCTTCAGGAGTAATACCATGGATGAAAATATTGAAATCATCAAACTCTTCTTCTGGATTGATTAAAGTGTAAAAAGTATCAACAATATTTCCATCTTTAAATTTTACTAATCCAATAGAACAAACGCTACCGCGAAAATCATTCGCAGTTTCAACATCTAAAGCAACATACGAGTAAGACATATAATTTTCCTTTCATTCCAACAATGATAAGTATTACTCTTATCCCTCTCTATACAAATCCACGACTTCACCGATAATTCGGAAGTCGGTCTCTGGTGTGATTGGCATATCTTTGTAAGCTGGGTTTAGGCTATGTAGGTATGCCTGTTCTCTGTCAATGACAAGCTGCTTGATATAAGCATCGCCGTCGTAGTTGAATACTCCGATAACACCGTTATTTAAGTCCACGCTGGTCTGAATGAATACCAGGTCACCATCGTGGTAGTCTGGCTCCATAGAATCCCCTTTAATCGGGATGACAAAGTCGGCATCGATATCTACTGGCAACTCAATCCGCTCCACTCGTACATCGTTCAAATACTGGCCTGTACCTGCAGAAGCTGGGTGGTCGTAGTAGTCGTAACTATAGAGCTGAATAATGTCCTCCGATACTTCGTTTATCTTCATTTCTTCTTCGTTTTGGCTCTCCAGAAGCTCCTCAGATGTCCGTAGCACGATTTTTTTATTTTGGGTGGTTAATTGTACTACTTTATCTGTAATCTGCTGTGTGAGCAAATCTGAAGCGTTCGGGAGGGAGGTGGTGGGAGCTATGGATTTTAGTCGAGCAGGAGTAGAATTGATTTGAATTTCCTGATCATCATCAAGCATATTAATTAAAGATTCTACAGAAATTTGCATGCCTTTTGCAATTTTTTCTATTGTCTCATAAGATGGAATAATGGGTTTTTTTGACTTCGGATGTTCATTCTTTTCAAGCATGGAAATGTATCCCTTTGTTAAATCGGATAATTCGCAAAAAGCATCCATCGATAACTTATGCTCTGTTCTATACGATTTTAGTAATTCTCCTAACTTCATAAAAAACTCCTTTCTATATATTGTTTAATCTATTATACATCTTTAAATAAAAAAAGTAAATTTTTTTGTTTAACACACTTGACATTTTATGTTTAACGTGTTAAACTATAATCAAGCTTAAGGAAATAACAAAAAACAAACCGGAGGGAAACATCATGAACACATTAAACGAGAAAGCCATCAACATCTTCAAAGCAGTGGTTGCAGAAACCTTGCTTCAAAACACATACGAGGAAGGCTTCCTCTATGGTCAGCTTGAGTCATTTTGGAACAACTGCCGTCAGTTCGCTTTCGGATGGACAGAGTTGGCAGAAGAGATCGAACGACAAGAGCGTTACCTTCTTGATGCTGGTTTCACTCAAGACGAAATCGATGACATTCGCTTTGATGCAGCATTCGCAGGAATGATGGACAAAATGAATGTAGCCTGATTGGTAGCACCAGGGTTCGACTCCCTGGCAGGCTGTTGCTCATAGAGCGAAAAATGAGAGAAAGGAGTAGGAAAATGAGACCAATACGGTATCCGTATAGTGGACAAAAAGAGTCCGCCTTTATAGAGGCAGACCCTGAATTTGTAGAAAAACTTTTAAGAAACACTAGCTATCTTGAGAGTTTACTAGCAACCAAATTGTAAGGAGTAGAAATGGAAAAATTAAGTGTTGGCATCAGTATTTATAATATCGAGGAATTGGCTGAAGTTATTCAAGACGTTGCTAAAAAAGCCGAAGAATTACAAGAAGCAATTAAACGACTTAACGAGTTCGAGTTAAAATTAAAAACCGAGTTTCTTCATAATTAGGATTTGCGCTGCAGCAGACATCATTTCTTTCCAAGTATCGAATTTTGTTTGTTCAGAAACAAAGACATCAAGAATTGATTCATCTGCTTTTTCAAATTCCTCTACATTGGATATTTTTTCTGGGCTTGATAGCAAAAAATCATCAATGGTTGAAAAATTTGTGTGTTCAATCATGAATTCATCTGAGAAAACTTCTTTGAAAGAATATTCATGTGTACCAGCAACAGATTGAGCATTCTCTGAAAGCTGATCAAGACGGTTAGAAAAATCATCCAGTCCGTTGATTTTTAAAGTCATATTGTTAAACTCCTTTCTATTGAATTTTTGACTAAAACGGTGAGAGGTCCTAGTCAATAATGATTATAACATGAATAACAGAAAAGCACAACATATTGTTAATTAAATATATTTGTTTAACAACATATAGTGTCCGAGGTGTAAAAATGTGGGAACAATTAAACCGAATAATGCAGGAAAGAAATTTGAATGGCTATCAATTATCTAAGATGTCTGGGGTCAACCGTAGTTTCTTTTCTGATTTAAAAAGCGGAAAGGTGAAATACCTTTCTTGGCCGAACATATGCAAAATTGCTGATGCGTTGGAGATCAGCATAGATGAATTAAGATAAGGAGGTAGGAACGTGCAAGGAGAACGTTTAAAAAAATGGCGTGAGACAGAGAAAATGTCTCAAGAGGAACTCGCAGAGAAGTCAAATGTTTCTCGAACAACAATACATCTGATTGAATCAGGTCAGTCGTCAACAGTAAAAATTAGAACACTTCAAAAATTAGCAGTAGTTTTTAATAAGCAAGTAAAAGATTTTTTTTAAAACAAATGTTTAACAAATTAAACAAATTAAAGAAAGGAGAGTAGGATATGAACGAAAAGAAACAAAATAATGATCTCATCAAAGAAATTATTGAGAAACATTTTGAAAATATGGTTGATGATATTTTGGATCACACAGAGACCTACTATGAAGCTTTAGGAGCTATTAGTAGCATCAAAGGAAGCAAGATCCCGAATATGCTTCATTTAGCTGATTGTTTGAGGCAAAATATCAGAAAACGTGCTATGCAACAAAAAACACCTAATCATCAAAATTAGGTGCTGGAAGATTACGCATTTGAACGAATGTGTACTACATAATCAAGATTGACTAGATGTCGAAAATCCGTTTCAACTTCTACAAGAACTATATGATTCGCAGTGTCAGAGCAATCATCATATACTTGGAAAAAGTCAATCTTATCACCATTTGAGAAAGTGATTGTGATTGAATCATTCTCATCACTCTCATCAAAACAATCTTTGATGAATTGTTTCATATTCTCACCTCCTTTCTGGCTTTATTATAACAGATAGGAAAATAACAAAAAAACACCTGACGGAAATCAGGTGCTTACTTAAACAATTTAAACCATTATATCACAAAAAATGCTTGCCCGCATAGTTGAGAGGATGTAGAAAATGGAAGGAATAACGTTACAATTACGATTGGACGGCGAAAGTGCTGAATTGTTCACGAATCAATTATTGGCTTTTGCTGAAAAGCAGGTCAAGGAGCAGTTAGAGAATGATCGCATGCCAATCAATCAACAAGCTTTGATGAAGAAGTTCGGCTTTACTCATGGCTATATTAAGAAGTTAGAACGTAAAGGCTTAAGATTTCGTAAGCAAGGAAAAGATATTATGTATGATGTCAATGATGTTTATGAAATTTTGGAATTAGAGAAAGAAGTACGAAAATTGAGGGCGTAAGGAGAATAAAATGACAGAACCAACTTTATCAAGCCAGCTGCTTGGCTTAGTATCAATCTTTATCGGGATCTTTATCCTGATGTTACTGACTGCTAAAAATGAAGAAAAAACTGAACAAAAAACAGTGATCATCATTGAAGAAGCTGAAGATTTCAGAGAGGTTGCAAGAAGAAACTTGAAAAACTGTGATAGAGGATTCACCTATGATTCTCAACCTCCTATCGGACTTTCTTCAACGATTGAGGACGTGCCACAAGTTTTTCGGACATGTATCGAAGACTATGACAGGCTAGCTCAGGACTACCTGGAAGAAGCAGGTAACAATGATCTTCTAAGAAGTCGAAATGCCAACCTATTAGAAGAAAATGGGCGCTTGCTCTACAAAGAAATGACCATGGATTTTCGCCATAATCCTAGAAAATGGAGGGCAAAGACATGACTGTTAGTCGCAGTATGAATGAATTAGAAATTCGTGTCTTAAACATGATTATCAATTGTGCGACCTTCGACTTGCCAATCCAAGCCAGTGAAATTCGTTTAGAAACTGGGCTCTCAAAACGTAAGGTAGAAGAAATCATCGAAAGCCTGCGTGTCAATTTTGGGCATCCTATCGTAGCTAAGAAAATGAAGCCGAACGGATATTACTTGCCACGAAGTGAGGAGGAGCGACAAGCTGGTCTTGCGCCTTATCGCAGACAAATCCTAACTGAGCAAAAGAACCTTGCTGCAGTGATGAATGTGGATCTAGAAAAATATTGGGGGAATAGCGCATGAGTGAAGATTTTAGAATACCACCTCATGATCTAGTCGCAGAGCAGTCGGTTCTGGGTGCAGTCTTTATCTCGCCAGAAACAATGGCATCTCTAGCAGACGAATTGGTCCCTGATGATTTTTATAAACCAGCTAACAAGATTGTATTTAAGACCATGTTGTCATTACTTGAAAAAGGCGAGCCAATCGATGCCACCACTATGGTGTCAGCTCTTACCAATCAAGGGCATATTAAAGAAATTGGTGGTTTAAACTATGTTGTCGAACTAGTAAACTCAACTCCAACATCAAAGAATGTGGAGCATTACGCAAAGCTTGTTAAAGAAAAGTCAACTCTAAGAAGAGTAATTGCTGATTTGTCGGACTCACTCTCTAGTGCCTATCAAGGCGATGTATCAATCAGTGACATTATCGCACAGACCGAAAAGTCCATGCTTGACATCAGCAATCAGAATACAGGTACAGGATTTCGCAATGTGGCTGATATCCTAGATACACATATGCAGATAGTCGAGACTCGCTCGCAGACAGATGGATTCGTGACTGGTCTGTCTACTGGCTTTGTCGGATTAGATAAGATAACAACAGGCCTTCACGAAGGAAATCTTATCATTCTTGCTGCTCGTCCAGCTATGGGTAAGACGGCATTGGCTCTTAATATTGCTAAGTATGTGGCCACGAAGGAAAGAAAGCCCGCTGTCATCTTCTCGCTTGAAATGGGCGCAGAGGAACTGATCGAGCGTATGTTAGCATCAGAGGGCATGGTTCCAGCTTATCATCTGAAGACTGGGAATTTGAGTACGGACGAATGGAAACGTCTTGTGCAAGCTCAAAATAATCTCTATGATGCGCCTATCTTTGTGGATGATACTGCTGGTATTCGGATTTCAGAGATACGCTCAAATGCTCGAAAACTCGCCCAAGAAATGGGCGGTCTGGGTGTCATTATCATTGACTACTTACAGTTGATAACTGGTGCCAAGGGTGAGAATCGTCAGCAAATCGTTTCAGAGATTTCAAGGGAATTGAAGATACTTGCTAAAGATTTGAAAGTACCTGTCATTGCCTTGTCACAGTTAAGCCGTGCAGTTGAGCAGAGACAGGACAAGCGCCCGATGTTAGCAGATTTGAGAGAGTCTGGCTCTATTGAGCAAGATGCTGATATTGTAGCATTCTTGTATCGCGAGGCCTACTACCAAAAGGAGCAAGGAGATAGTCAAGAAGCGAATAACGTGACGGAGCTGATTCTGGAAAAGAATCGGCATGGTAGTCTTGGGACAGTGAAGTTGTATTTTCATAAGGAATACACAAAATTTTCAAGTGTGGAGGGGTAGATGATGGCTGAGACTTATTTTAAAAATGAAGTTGAAAAGTTTCAATATTTTCAATTACCTAAATGGCTCTTTAAGGAGCCTTATAAAAAGTTATCAAACAACGCTAAAATAATGTACGCCTTGCTTTATAATCGTTTGGACTTGTCTTTGGAGTCCAAGTGGCATGATCGAAATGGCCAAGTATTTATGTATTTTACAACGGCTGAATTTTGCGAAGAGTTGGGTTGTTCGGAGAAAACGGTAACCAAGATTAAAAAAGAACTTGTGACATCAGGTTTGTTGAGGGAAGAACGTCAGGGCTTGACTAAACCAAATCGACTTTATATCCTTGGTCCAAAAATTGTCAAGCGTGAACCTCCTGAACCGGAAAAAATACCGTCCAGAACCGTAGAAAATACTGCTCTGGATACGCAAGAAGTACAAACAATAAAGACTGATATTAGAAAGACTGATATAGATAATAATAAATTGTCGATTTGTAAGGAAGTTATTTCTTATCTTAATTTGAAAGCTAAGAAAAATTTTAAGGTTGATACTGCTAGTCATCAAAAATTTATCAAGGCAAGGCTAAAAGAGGGCTATGTCCTTGAAGATTTTAAAAAGGTTGTGGATATCATGGTCGCTAAGTGGAAAGGTACAGAATACGAGCAGTATCTTCAACCACAAACACTTTTCGGTAATAAGATGGATAATTATCTAAATCAACCGATGCCTCGCAAAGCTCAGTCGTTCCAATCAGCAGTTGACGAAAGGCTAGGGTTTTAGATGAAACAGTTTAAACAATTTAGAACTAGAACGGTTCTTGATGATGTCTGTGAAATCCATGGATGCCATCTTTGGTCTGTTAAGATTCCTGTTAAGGGTAAGGTTGAGGAAATCAGTCAATGTCCTGAGTGTGAGAAAGAGAACATCCGTCTCTTTGAAAAGCAGTTGAATATGGAATCCGAAGTCAAAAGTAAGCTATCGGATACTTATGAGGTCTTTGCTCGTGACAGTATCGTTTCAAGTAAGCTGGCAAGTAAGTCACTACATGACTATGAGATTCAGGG